ACTATAATATAAACCTGTTGAATCTGCTTGTATAGCTTCTGCGCCATTATTAAATCCCGTAGTAACACCTGAATTAAAAGTTGCATTAGGTGTTCCATCTAAATTTACAGAAAATACGTTGCCAGTATATGATACACCATTATAAATAAAACCAGATCCAAAAGATATTGTGTAATATAATTTATCATTGTATAGGAATAAATCAGTTGTAACATCACCAGCTGAAGTAAAACCAGTTCCATAATTAAATGCAGTGTTAATAGATCCATCTGAGTTTATCGAAGTGGTTCTACTAGCATTTAATGTAGGATCAAATATCGGAGCATTATATCTTGTAAAAGATCCTGCCAAATATAATTTTTCATCACCAGATATAGTTTTAAATTGTATTGATGAAACGTTATCATTAATTCCAGTGCCTACATTAAATGATGTGTCTAACGTTCCATTTAGATTTAATCTAAATAATTTTCTAAAACCTTGTAAAGTAGTGCCATTATATGAGTCAGTTGCACCAGTTACATATAACTTTCCAGTTGGCGACATAAATAATTTACCTTGTCCAAATGAAGGATCTGTGTTAGCAGATAAACCACTACCAGCGTTAGTGTTAAATGTAGTATCTAATGAACCATCTAAATTTAAACAAGCAATTCTATTTGCAGTTGCTTGGCCTTTATATTCATTAAAGATACCTAATACATAAACTTTATCTTCGTATGAAACAATAGATTCTACTCTACATAAAGATGGATCACTTGTATCATTAAAACTAGATATAAATTCTGCAGTAGTTGCATTTAAACCCGCTATATCGTTTAAATTTGTTGTTGTTTGATATTGTGTATATTGGCCGCCAACTGCTAAAAATCTATCATATTCTACATCATTACCACCAGTTACAATGTTATTAAACTCATATGTGTACTCATCATTTGTTGCAGATGAAACTACTAAAGTTACTGTAGCTGGTGTTTGAACTGTTGTATTGTCAAATGTATCTAAATTAATTAAATAATTTGTTTGCATAGCACCATTAACAGTTGTTGTAGAGTTAATAGCTTTTAGTCTAACTCCATTTTCAACAGTAAATACTTGTGATACTTGTGTATTTGCTGGTTGACCTTGAGTTATAGTTACAGTACCAACATCTACGAACGAAGCTCCATTGTCATATGACTTTTGTAGTAAAGTAGTAGTTAAATAACCTCGCTTTTCAGCAGATACGTTAACTGTAACTTCTACAGGTCCAACAGGACATGGTGCGCACGAAGTACAAGTACCAAAAGCAGTTACATTGCCTTCTCCACCAGTTACCTGTGCAACTGTTGTGTCGTTAAATTTATAGAAGCCATCTGTGACTTTTTGAGCACCATTATTGTCGAAATAAAGCGTAGTGTTATTGGCAAATGTAGGATTAGTACCATATACGGTTGAAGTACCTCTAGCACAACAACAAGCATCACATAAAGTTGAGGCTTTACAAACAGTAAATGGATAATAGGTTTCGCATACACAATTTGAGCACAAGAAATTATTAACTACTGAGCCATTTGCTACGACTTGTAGGGCTGTACCTTCACCAGATTGTTTATAGAATCCCGCCGGGCCAGGTGTAGTTAAAAGTGCATTAGTCCAAAAAGAACCATTTTGTAAAAAGCTAGCATTAGAGCCGTAAACTGTAATTAGTGGTCCATTGTTGCAACAAACTTCGCAACCACTTGTGTTTAAATGTACAGTAAATTGATATGAAACTGGTACACAATCACATTCTGATGCGTCTTGTACTAAAATAGCTCCATTAGAGTTTACAAATATAGTACCAGTAGCATTTGAATAATAACCAGGTGCTGCAATAATGCCGCCTGTCGCGTCTTGATATGCCAACGTAGAATCTATTAGTGTACCGCCATTAACATAAATAGTAACATTCTGTGCACCTGCATATGTAGCGCAGCAATGAGCTGTACATAAATCTGTTTGACTATAACAAGTTTCAAAAGCTGTATATGTTGGAGGTGTAACTACTGGTAATGTAATACCAATGTTATTACCTAATTTAATTAATTGTACTTTACAGTTAGATGTTTCTCCTGCAACATAATCTGATACAGAGTTAACAAAGTACCAAGCATCTTTAACGAAGATATAGTCATTAAACTTTAGGTCTAATATCTCGTTATAGTCTAATGCAAAGTAGGCTTCTACTATTCTAGAATATGGATCAAATGTTACGTCATACCATGTTTTCCAGTATGTGTTAAAACAACTAAATGAAGTTTGAGATTTTGGATTTGTTAGTACACCTGCAATTAAATCATAGTTGTAAAGAGGTAATTCGTTTTCCCAATTTAGGTCAAAAGTTGTAGGGGTAACTGGAAAATTTGAATACTGACTCATCAATGGATAGTCATACATTTGAATTTTATTTCCATCTGTTTGAGCCCACCAAGATATTGGAGCCGATCTCATACCATTCCAGAATACCAATCTCAATTTAGGTTGAATTGGTTCTCTTTTACCAACTGAAACTGTACCAACTGACTCGCCATTACCACCAGTGTCTTTAGCTATGTGTGGTATTAAAAAGCTAGCAGCCTCTGTTTCTGAAAAAGATCCAGCGATATAACCAATACCATCTAAAGGTGTTGGTGCAAACTGATCTTTGTATTCTTTAGTTCCTTTAATTAATTCGTTAGTTGAGTCCAAGTTTAACTGACCAAAGGTTTGTTTGATACCTAATTGATAGTTGTAGTTTAAATAATCTGAGTCCTCTTGATCTTTGTAGATTTGGAATCTGGCTTGGTCAAAGAATAATGGCTTGATAACCATATCTTTACTCGTGTCAAGTCTATCAGTCCAATCTTTAGAACGACCTTCTAAAACCCAGTCTTTCCATGGTACAATTGTAAAATGATTAGCTTCGAATTTAGATGGCACGAAAACAAGTCTATATCTGTTGATAATAGACTTCATAAAGTCAATTTTTCTAATGTTAGATGGCATAATACCATTTACAGATAGGACTTCTGGTGCTTGAGTACATTCTACTGATTGACCATAAAATTGTATGTTAGTACCAAATAAACTAACTTGACCAGAGATAACGAACGTTCTCAATTGAAATCTAACTCTTTGACCAGCTTGTAAATATAAATTAAAGTCAGCATCTAAAGATTGGCCACCTGGATTACTTGAACTAAATGTCCATTGATCATTGTATTGACTCAAAGATATGCCAGTGTCTGCATCTAATACATTAGCTTCATAGCCAATAATAACAATGTCTTGACCTCCGCCGTATAAATAGAATTCAACTTCACTAGCTTTCATGCTCATATCATAGTTACCAGTTGATGGTGCTGTGTATATGCCAGAATCTGTAGAACTTGCTGTAAAGTTATTACCTGGATCTGAAATTTCTATTGGCGTAATCCATGGAAATGGTTGACCAATAGTTGTATTATAAATGCCTTGTCTTTCTGCACTAAATAGGTTTGAGTTATTTAAAGTAGCAGAAGCCACATTATCAGAAATAACATATTGATTTTTAAAGAATTCAGAATCTAAAAAGACTGAATCGTATGTATAACCAGCTTCTAAAAAGATTTGATCCCAGATAGCTTTTGCTCTAATCTGTGGTTTCCATTGATCTTTTAGATATGGATTATTTGTATTTGTAAATGACTTTGCAAAACCAGTTGATAGTGTTGGTATATTTGGTTGGTTTTGAGCGTTATATGTGTAACCCCACTCAATCAAACCATATCTAACATTACCATCAAATAAACCACCTGTAGTAGTCCAACTACCAGAGATATTAACCCATGATTTAGTGTGGTTGTATTGCGTCAAGTCGATCTCGTTCATAAAGCCACCACCAATCTTTGAACCAAAGTCAGATGTTGCACCATAGAATGTAATCTCGTACTCAACAGAATTGTCTTTAGAGTTTACATTAATAGCGTTTAGTCTAATGTTACCATTCTCAAAGAAGATACCATTATCTAAAATGTATGCATCTGCTTTTTTGCTGGCGTCAAAGTTTAGTGAGTTAACATTAAAGACACCTTCGAAGAAAGGTCCATTGACTGCAGTGTGTGGTACTCTAAAAGTTCTTGAGAATGTAGAGTTAGTTGCAGTTGGATCGATAATGTTAGCCACAGACAAGTTTAACTTGATTGGTTCTTCGATATGAAGATCAAGAGCTACGTATTGTCCGTTATTTTGTTGTTGTGCGTATAACTGTACTTGCGCCATTTTATATTGTTTGAATATTTTGCGTTGTTGCTAATTTAACTGTAAATGTACCTTGTACTAATTTAGTTTGTCTAACATTTTTAGTTGTATAACTTGTATTTGTTACTACACAGTTATATGGAATATTATCTGCTTGTGTATTATTAGGATCTTTAATATAACATAACACTTGTGGCGATTTAACTAAACCTTCTAATAGATCTATTTGATCTTGAGTCAACCAATCTGTTTGAATGGCGTACATAGTCTCTGCTTGTTTAGCGTATGGCTTTGTACCACCGATAATACTTGCATTACCAAAAGGTACTGTATTAGGTTGTGCAACTGGAACTGGTAAAGCTGATGAGTAATCGATCTGCTCTTGGTTATAATTGCTTTGTGTTGTATTTATAGTCTTCTCTGTAAACATTGTAAAGTTCATGTAGTCACGACCTGCAAGAGTGTTAAACCATGAAAGTCTAACTCTTGGGTATAGTGGCTCGCAGTACTCTAATATTTGGAATTGTGATTCTAGTGTTGCTGGTGTGCTAAAGTTACAGTCAGTCGATTGGTTATATCCTTGAATAGAGATAGTCTGACCAGCAGTGATTGGTGACCAACCAAGAGCTTGTGCCAGTTTATCAGGACTTGCTAATACATGCACTAAACTAAATTTAGAGTCTAACGTAGTACCAACTGTGTTAGTACAGATTTCTCTTTGACCAAAACCAGTACTTGTTAACATTGGAACATCATTGGTGTTTACAATTGTACCATTAGCTGCAAGTCTTTTAAAACGGAAACCAAAGATTGTGTATGGTTGTGAACCACTTGAGATTGGCGCCCAGTTTAAATAACTCAAGACAGCATTGTCGAATTGATAAATGCTTTGAGTTAGAGGTGCATAGTTTAAAGGGTGTGCTAAACCTACATTATGGTCATAGTTTGTGTTAGCATCAAATGGATTACCACCAAAAATACCAGATTGAAATGTAGATCTCATCTGCCATTGTTGTTCTAGGTCTGTCATTGATGCACAGAAAACTGTAACTGGTGTAGTTAGGTTACCATTTTGTGTATTACCAGAATAAAGCAAGAATGATGGTTCGCCAGCTGTGTCTGTTTGACCATTATAGATTTGTGTAACACCATTAAAGGTATACTCTTCGCCTACTTTGATAAAATACTTTTGTGACATTAAATTGTTATCGCTATAGACTTTTGAGTTATCATAGTCAATAGTTAATTCACCTTGTGTCATTGCAGCATCTCTGTTAGACGAATCGATGTAACCTTGCACCAAAGTCGAAATGTCAATCATACCAAAGCCTGCTGGATTTGCACGTTGTTTGATTCTTTGGATTGGTGTTGCGTTACCTACTTGGTAAATATCAAAGACATATTTAAAGTCTGTTGAGTTTACTTTACTACTTGCCACTGACCATATAATTGGATTATAGGCTGGTGAAATCCAAACTGGTTTATACGGTACTGATGTAATTGCCATGTTAGTTTATCTTTTATTTTGTAATTCTACTTGTCGTTGTAGATCTTTTTCTTTTCGTTGTTTGTCTTTTCGATATGCGAGGAAGTTGAAGAACTGCGTTGCGTTAATTCTTGTAACTTCGTCAACTTTGAGTAGATCGTCTCCAGCGACAAAATAGAAGGCGTCGTTCCATCCTCTTGCAATTCGAATATGAGTTGGCTCGCTGTTTGTAGTGCTAACTTCATTTTTGGATCTTTCTCCTTCAATATCTGATTCGTCATCTCCTGCATCTGTGAGTCCACTATATCGTTTAGTAAATATTTTGGCATTAGCAAAAAAAAACTCAAAGCTGAATATACATATTTCATTGGTAAATCCAAGAATTCTGTAGCTCTAGTTTCTATTGTATCAGAATCATATGGCTCGATCGCGATCCAATCAGCTGATTCACTAATCACAATTGCTGGTCTATAAAGTATAGCCATCATAGTATGTAGTTTTTGCTCTTTCATTGGATCTGCTTTTAAAACATCCATATCTGCAAATTCACCAATAGTAATTTTGCTAAAATCTAAAAGACCATAGGCTTTACCATTTAAACCAATATGCTTGTATAACTTTTTATCAGCTTCTGTATTTAATGGGCCTTCAGCAATACTATTAAATAGTTGCATAAATTGAAATTGCTCTAAAGTTTTTAGTTCTTTAACTGGACAATCACTCAAATAACTGACAATCTGTAACTTGGCATCAGCACCTTCTACAATTAACAAGTGCTGTATCTTGTAAAACTGACTAATAGTTACATTAGTTACTTTATAATCTTGACCGTTTATGCTAAATTCTATCATATAAATAATTTTCTATAAATTTATCTAGACCTATTTGTAGATTTTTTTGTATAAAATCGTTATATCTGTCTTCTCTGTTACGTAAACTCAACCAATATTGTGGTCTAATGCCACCTTTACCTTTTTTATAAACTCTGGGTGCTTTCATTCCAAAGAATGTGTCTTGTGCAGCATCATCATCTCTGTATTGTCGAGTACCAAATGCTGTGTATTTGCCATATGATGCAAACTCAACTTCGATAGCGTCACCTCTTGAATCAACATTAACTCGTAAAGAGTTTTTTAGATTACCAGTGCTTTCAAAATAATTAGGCATTGTACCTTTTCTAGGTATATTTCTCCTAATATCTGATTCCATCATACGTGCAACTTTAATTAACACGTCTTTTACAGTTTGATCTATCTCTTTCATTACGCGACAGGATTGTTACAATGATCTAATGGTGCTAAAGCCTCTATTTGTAATTGAACTGTCCAACCACACGTAGAGTTTTTATAACCTTCGAAGAATGGAGTTGCAGTTACTGGTAAAGTAATGTTAAATCTAAACTCTTTCCAAGTAGTCATTTTATATTTTGCTAGAATATCACGCAAGATCTCCATTGTATTAGAGTGTGTACGTTCTTCTAGGTCTAATTTGTCTTTCGCTAAATCCATTACTACTAAATCGAAATCATAGGTTGTTGAACCCTGTGTAATCGATGCAGGTTGAGGTACTAACATCACATATGGATACTTTGCTGAAACTTGTTGTTCTTCAGTTGGTATCTCAATCATAGAAGCTGGTCCACAACGAAATGTCTTGATAGCTGGGTGATCGTTACATACTTGTCTCAATGATTCGACTACGTTACGATATGTTGAACTATAAACTGCCATTGTCTTTAAATTTGTTTGTTATTAATAAATATATCGAGGTTAGAAATTGAACTATAATTCCTCAAAATTATTTCTGCGTTTACCAGTAAATGCATATTGACCTTGTTTTGGTTTACTGAGTGCATATCTAATGGCATCTATTGCGTGGTTGTGATCATCGATTGGTCTATCAGAACCTGGTTTCCATGAATACAAGAATGCTTCATCATGTAGGTCTGAACTATTAGGATGCATGTAAACTTCATACTCTTTGAGTGTGTTGATACCAGCTTGAATTGAATCTGGTCCTTTGTATGCTGGTTTAACGTTAAAACCAGCTCTTTTTAGGTCTTCAATAGATTTAGGTTCTGCTGAGTCTGCAATTATTTGATCTTTCGCAGTAATACCAAGCTTTCGCATCTGTTGTATCAGATCTGCATTCGTGAGTCCTGGCGAGTAGACTAATTGCTTTAAATAAAGTTTATTGTTTTTCTTTTTAACCTCGACCAAAGCTGCGGGGTCATTCGAAAACCCAAAATCCAAACCGTATATTGTATCGTATTCCCCCGCCGGGTCGGCAGCACCAATTTGCCAATTGTCGAAGATTCTACCAACAATACCATCTAACCATTTGCCTTCGATATGGTGTGCATAGTATTCTGGATCTAGATCTTTCATACGTTCCCACTCTACAATCTTTTTAGGATCTAGGTTTTCTTCGTTGTCTTTGTATGTGGTGTGAATAAACTCATGATCGTCAAACCACTTCGGGTTAGGTTGACCATCGATATAAAATCTTTTGTGAATCCAATGTCTTTTTGAAGTAGGATTAAAGAGTATAAAGACCTTTCTTTCAGAACCTTTAGATCTAAATGAGTCATTTAACTTGATAAATTCTTCTTCTGATGGTAACTCTGTAGCTTCATCTATTAATAAATGGGTTACGCCTGCTAAACCTTTACCTTTTGCAGTCATTGTACCATCTTGTAGTTTCATAGCGTGTGTAATAACCATATTGCCATTTAGGACATTGGTCATTTCATCACCTTCAATCTTGATAAATCTTTTAATGTTCCAAGACTCTGCGAGATCAAGAATATCTCTATAGATTGATGATTTAATTGATTTCTGGGTATAACGAGAAACGACTCCTCGAAAGTAGTCGTCACCCATTAATCTGATTAAAAAGAATGCAGCAGCTTGCGTTGACTTGCCCGATCCACGTCCACCAGAAATCAGATAATAGGTTTTATCTGAGTGAAACATCGGTGCATATGGGTCTAGGATTTTAAAGTCCATTGGCTCTAATCTCTTTTTTTAGTCTTGTAACTACTTTACTCACACACGCAGAACAAGATGTTACTTGATCATTAGCACCTGTAATATCGTTATACAAACCAAAGATTATTTTAGCTTCGTTTGGTGTAAAGACTTGTTTAGCTGAGATTAAAATCTTTGCATCTACTAATCTGTGTAATATGTCTTCGTTCATTTTGGTTTATTTTGTTTGTAATCTATTATAAAGCCTATGGCAACTATAATGTTCATACCAAAGCTCATTAGAATTTCGTGTAGG